TGATGGGTTAATATTATGCCTACAAATGTATATTTTAATCATGCAGTTCAATCAGAACAAAATTTGCATGAAGACTTGGTAGTAGAATCTCTTAGATTCTATGGACATGAGTGTTATTACTTACCACGAACAATCGTGGATGAGGATGAACTCTTTGGTGAAGATACAGCATCTAAGTATGGTGATGCATATCAAGTAGAAATGTACATAGAAAATACCGAAGGATTTGATGGTGAGGGAGACCTACTATCTAAATTTGGTGTAGAGGTAAGAGACCAAGCAACTTTTGTTCTATCAAGAAGAACATGGGATAGATTTGTATCATTAGATTCTAACCTTGCAGTAACAACAAGACCCAACGAAGGTGATTTAATTTACTTTCCTCTGGGAAACCAAGTATTTGAAATAAGATTTGTAGAACATGAGAACCCATTCTACCAGTTGGGTAAACTTAATGTATTCAAACTACAATGTGAAACCTTCGAATACTCACATGAAGAGATTGATGTCGGTATTGCAGAACTAGATAATATCGAAGACCAATTCTCATATCAAGTATCAATGACACTTGGTGCTGGTTCTGGAGACTTTGTAGTAGGTGAAACTGTAACACAAACAGTTGCAACTGGTAAAACTGTATCTGGTAATGTAGTAGATTACTCATCTCAAGGTGCAACTTCTAAAACACTTAAAGTTAATAATATTACATTTAGTGATACAGATGTACCAACTGGTAGTACTATGTTTGTATTATCTGCACAAGCAGGTGCTGGTAATATTGTAGGTGCAACTTCTAATGCTACCAGAGCAATTACAACTGCACCAGACCAATATGCAATGCCTAATGACCCACTTGCAGATAATAAAGACTTTGAAACAGCAGGTTCTAATATCATAGACTTTAGTGAAAGCAACCCATTTGGAAACCTATAAATATAATTATGGCAATATGGTATTTGAATATGTTACAAGAAGATGAAAAAAGAATGAAAGATTTTGACCAAAAGTATCACGATTATTGGCAAAGTAATCGAAGAGCAGAAGTATATAAAAGTGTTCAAGGACATTGGGGTGTTCGATTCTTCGAAGACAAGATGTGGGTAACAGATGAAATATATAAAGGACATAGTGAAGTATATGCAGAATCAGCTGCAGAGAATTATGTATTAGGAATCAAAAATGTTAGGTAAAGCACATTTCTATCATGAAGCAATCAAAAGAGCAGTATCAGTATTTGGTACTATGTTCAATGAGATTGATATTCAAAGAGATGTTGATGGGTCAGCAACTCAGAATGTAAGAGTTCCTTTATCTTATGGCCCTAAACAAAAGTTTATTGCAAGATTAGATTCTGCCGCAGACCTTATGGACAATACAAAGTCAAGGGTTGCAATGACTTTACCAAGAATTGCATTTGATATTACAGGATTAACATACGATGCAGAAAGAAAACTTGGTAAATTAAAACAGTACAAACTGCATGATAGTAGTGATAATTCAGTTTTAAGAACACAGTTTGCACCAGTTCCTTATAATATAAACTTTGGTTTATATGTTCTATCAAAGAATACCGAAGATGCATTACAGATTGTAGAACAAATTCTACCATTCTTTACACCAGACTTTACAGTTACAATGACTACAGTGCCAGGCACTAATGAGAAAAGGGATGTACCTATTATATTATCAGATGTATCTTATACAGACGAATACGAAGGAGACTTCCAATCTCGTAGAGTTATTACATGGAATCTAAATTTTGAAATGAAAACATACCTATATGGTTCTATATCATCTTCTGAAATTATTAGAGATGTTCGTGCAAGAACCTATATATCAGACGATGGTCAAGTAGACTCGACTGCTGGGAGACAAAGTGAGATTAAACAAGTACCTAATCCAACTGGTGCAAGTCCAGAAACAAGTCCACTAAATATAACTGAAACAATAAACTTTTTTGATGGGAATGACTCAGACTATAATACTGATAAAACCAATATTTAATTATGAAAAAATCTATAGATGAAAAACTAGATGAACTTCTAGACATCAACAACGAAGCAGAAGAAGTCGTTAAAGAAACCAATAAACAACTCATTCCTAGGGACTCTGGTGGTCGTTTTGCAGAAAGGAAGGGTGAACAACAGGTTGACTATAAATACACCAGAAACACGCTGTATGGACTTGTAGAGAGGGGTCAAGATGCTATTGAAGGAATCCTAGACCTTGCAAAAGAAAGTGAACATCCGCGAACCTATGAGGTCGCAGGACAATTAATTAAAACAGTATCCGAAACATCTGAAAAGTTATTACAAATACAAAAGATGATGGACGATTTAGAAGATGATAAACCCAAACACCAAACAACAAATCAAAACTTGTTTGTAGGGTCTACTGCTGAATTGCAGAAACTATTGAAGAAACAGAATGCCGAAACCGAAGAATGAAGGATATCTAGGTAATTCCCAAGTAAAAAGAAGTGGGGTTGCCGAAGAATGGGATGACCAAAAGGTTCAAGAGTATTTAAGATGTACTCGTGACCCAGCTTATTTCATATCAAAATACATAAAAATCATATCACTAGATGAGGGGTTAGTACCATTCAAACTCTATGAATATCAAGAAAATCTTATTAATCACTTTAATGATAACAGGTTTAACATTGTCCTTGCCTGTAGACAATCTGGAAAGTCAATCACAGTATGTGCCTACCTTCTTTGGTATCTCTTGTTCCACCCAGAACAAACAGTGGCCATACTTGCAAACAAAGGTGCTACAGCAAGAGAGATGTTATCTCGTATAACAACCATGTTGGAAAATGTACCATTCTTTTTACAGCCAGGCACTAAAGCACTAAACAAAGGAAGTATTGATTTTGAAAACAATTCTAGAATCCTTGCATCAGCAACTACTACATCATCGATTCGTGGTTTATCTGTTAACCTTCTTTATCTTGATGAGTTTGCCTTTGTAGAAAATGCAGAACCATTTTATACTGGTACATATCCAGTAATTACATCTGGTAAAAACTCGAAGGTTATTATTACATCTACTGCAAATGGAGTAGGTAATATGTTCCATCGTATCTGGGAATCCTCGGTTACAGGGTCAAATGAGTTTGCAAACTACCAAGTTAACTGGAATGATGTGCCAGGCAGAGATGAAAGGTGGAAGGAAACTACCATTGCAAATACATCTGAGTTACAGTTTGAACAAGAATTTGGTAATTCGTTCTTAGGAACAGGGAGAACATTAATACCATCTAATGTAATTTTAGGACTAATGTCTGAAAATCCTCAAGAATTATATGGTCAATGTAGGGTTTATAAAAAACCTAAACCCCATCATGAGTATATAATGACTGTTGATGTTGCAGAAGGTAAAGGATTAGACTACTCAACATTTACTATATTTGATATACATGATGGTAATATGTTTGAACAAGTATGTACATTTAGAGATAATATGATATCTCCTATGTTATTACCAGATATATGTGCAAAATATGGTAAGTTATATAACGATGCACTTATTATCGTAGAGAATAATAATCAAGGTACAATGGTATGTAGAGAGTTATATTACGAACTAGAATATGAAAATATGTTCATGACTAGTTCTGTAAAAGCAGATGGAATAGGAGTTAGAATGACCAAGAAGGTCAAAGCACAGGGATGTGCAGCTCTTAGAGAGATAATGGAAGAGAATAAACTCTATATAAGAGACTCAGACACTATCCAAGAGTTTGCAACCTTTGTATCAAAAGGACAATCTTGGCAAGCAGATGGTGGTTGTCATGACGATATGGTGATGAATTGTGTTATGTTTGCATGGTTTGTTAGTACACCATTGTTTAAAGATATGTCAAGTGCAGACTTAAAATCTATGTTATATGCAGAAAAACAAAAAGAAATTGAAGACGATATAGTCCCAATAGGTATTATAGGTACTGGTCATGATAAGTTATTCAAAGAAGGTGGAGATGTTTGGACAGTTGTGGATAATGATGACACTTATGGGACTTTTTAAAATCAAAGAAATACTAAATACTATGGACGAACAACAATTAATGTGGTTCTGTCAGAATAGAAATAAACTTTTTATGGGAGAAAACTAAAATGGCATTTCAAGTATCACCTGGCGTACAAGTCAGAGAAATCGATGTTACAAATGTAGTTCCAGCTATTTCATCAAGTATTGGTGCATTCGCTGGTGAATTTAGTTGGGGCCCAGTTGATGAAGTTAGAACTATATCATCCGAGAAGGAATTGGTAGGAGTGTTTGGAGAACCTAAAGACGCAG